ATAAGTTCACGATGAGATGAGGAAGAGAGAGTGTACGGAGAGTCACACTAGATTATATGCAATTCATAAAGGGTGAAAAGAGTCCCATGTCAAAGCTTAATCCTGACCCCGACCCCGGATAACGATCCCAAACCACAATGAAGTGGCTTTATAGAGAGCGGTAGACAACCTAATAAACGGTTGAGAACCCCATGTAACGTTATTCGGTGACAGGAGACCAAGAAATGACCAAAGGAAACGAGTGATACCAGCTTAAGTGGATAATCCGGCTCGAAAGAGCTAGGTTATGGGGCTGAAGCGAAGCTACTGTAGCTAAGCCCAGAATCCCACTTCCCGGTGTATCATTAATACCCACACGACTACTCGTCCTAAGAATGAACTGTCCTCGCATATAAATCTTTAAATAAGTCAATTAATCGATCAAGCCAAGCTCACGATCAACTGAGAGGCATTCGCAACCAGGGTAAGCGTTCCCGCTGCCCCATTTAATGTACCTTGAACCTGGAAAGTGTCAGACCCGTTAAAGGGAATGACACCGAAAACCTCAACTCCAACGTTACTCCCTACGGAGGAACTATGGAGGTTCTTGAGAGGAACCACCAGTGAAGCACCATTCTTGAGAAATTCCACCGTAGGTGTGAATGACTCAGAGCTAGTGTCAGAGAAGGTCCCCGCGAACTCAATCCGATAACAACCGGCTGGAGGGGTGTAAACACCTGCAACTGGAGAACCGAAGGAGAGAGGATCCGTCGCCACAGCCGTAAGCTGTAGGGGAGCGGCCACATTATTTGTAAAAGATTGCGCAGTTGATCTGCTGAATAAGGACGTGCCTTTGGAAACCGCGCTATCGAGGGGAGAAGATTTGGGGACAAAGAACTCGAAGTCATATTCCAGGAACAACTTCCCGAAGGAAGGAGTACCGGAAGCGTTATTTGTTATAACGTATAACTTTCCGAGATCAAATGTCTTTAAATCTCCAGCGATAGCAGAGTTACGAGTGAATTTCCTACTCACACCACCCATTAGACTCTCGGGATTCATATCGAGAGTCACCCTTTGCCAACAAGAATCGGTAACTGTATCTTGGTTATCCGAAGCTTGTTGCTCGGTTGTAGGTGTAGAGTCAGTGGCATCGTAATCAGGAGAGAGGAGAATATCACCTTGAGTGCTCGAAGGAGCAATCGGGATGTACTCAGCTCTCAACTTATGGACGCGGTACTGTTCCCAGTTCAGCGCCATATTCGATAGCCATGGAAAGACGCCAGCAAGACCTGGATTTAAACTCAGGGTATTTGCGACGCCAAAGGCAACGGATCCGAGGATAGATGGAACGACAAGTTCTCGATGACGAACCCGCATGGATTTGGGGTTCTGAGAAATTATCGGTGCTTTAGTCACTATCCGAAAGCTCTTAGAAGCAGGAGCAGCAGAGGATCGAATCTGCATTAATTGACTTTGTTTCTTCATGTTCTTCGGTTGAGAGACAGAAACTTGTCTCAAAACCTGCTTGTTCTTGTTCTTAGCCATAGTATTGGATCCCCACTGGCTGTGGCGACTGTACATTCTGCCGAACGTTGGAAGTAGTCCTTCGTGAACATAAAGAGGATCTTGCCTCGTCGAAAACTCCAGGGGATTTCTCCATAGAGTATTACATCGCCGTTCACCACACCCCACCAACAACGCCTATCCGTGCAGTCTGTCGACACTACGCGAAGACATAATAAACGCACTCTGGTAATCTATCCGTGTTTAGACTCGCGTCTAAACTAACTTAGGATATTTACTGATCATGGTAAATGAGAGGTCTTCACTTGGTACGGAAGTATTAAGTCTGAGGACACCGTTTTGGATAGTTTGCACAGCAGAACCCAAATAGTTTATTGTCATTGCGGACATCGCCACGAGACCAATCAGTCCATCAAATATTGAAGATCGACCTCATAAGGGTTGTATTCTACCAAACGAGGGGGAGGTTGTTCGATTAGATCAAAACTCATTCTTGGGATTTCTCCGGAACGAATTAGATTTAAATTCTTAGGAAATCTCAACTTCATTGAGGCTTCCAAATCGAACGTCTCTGCTAAGGGTGGAACCTTAACATCAATATTGATGGGATCTTTCTGACCAGGTAACAAGGGACCATACTGTACTTCCTGAAGGTGATAGAAATGTTTGAAAGTCAAGATTTCTCCTTCCACAATCCTAACAATCCCAGTTGCCAGACCTTTCGGTAACTGACCCAGATTGTAGGCCTCTAACTGTTTGAGTCGGATGAGACCGGCGACACGTTGCTGGAAAGATGTGATATTAAAAGAGAGATGAGCGGGGGGAATCATTCCCAAACCGCCTCTCCAGACAGGAATAAAGAGATTATAATTCCCTTTATTTGTCCACTTTAATACATCCTCTTTCTGGTAGTGAATAAAGCGCTTCAACGCTCTAAGTTCATTACAAGCACCGGGTACAACCTCATTCCAAACAGCAGGGAGGGGCATTTCTCTCGTCTCTGTACGACCAGTTAGTTTCGATTGACCGGTTAACAGACCCACATTAAAGAAGGGTATATGACGAAAATGTGGAACTCCACTTTGACTCTCAGAGAATACATACATTTCTGAATTCACCATAAGGACAGATTCATGAACATAGTTCTTTCCCAAAGACAGTTGAAAGCCACACTGTTTAATTCTTCTTTCCCATATTTCTAAGAGATCCTCATCAGCTCGGAAGAGGATATCATCTCCGTTCACAAGAACTGGAAGTTCGAGTGGATTTATTTTGAGACCGGTGCGCTCCTCAAGAGCTGCCCAGTAACAGATTAAATTCGTTAGACAGAGAATTGGAAAAGAAAGAACAGAGCCCATAAGCTGACCATTGGACTGGTTAATCATCTCCTCTTCAAGGAGAGGTTGACCATTTAGATAACAAAATTCACAGGATGTGTTAGAACAACCCCAACATTTATTCGCGTTCTTAACGAAGCGAGATGGATAATGGATCTTTTGCTCATAGATCACAGAACGAAGGACATCTTCAATGTCTTCAGAGTAATTGCATATCGACAAGAAAGTTTCAATAAGAACTTTCGTTGCTGACACGCTCATACGATCTGTGGCTGAGGAGTAATCTCCAGAAACCCACTTGGGATCCCGGAACATAGGGATACCATATAATTGTTGGTGTTGAGTCTCAAGTGAACGCTCCCGAAGGAGAATTCCCATGAGATCAGAAACATCCATAGGACGACCAGTAAGAGCAAATTGTGGAAACTTTTGCAAGTAACCCCAAAGACTCTTCTGGAAGAACCGACTAATCCATTGAGGATAGGCGGAACCTTTTGTTATCAACCTGACCTTCAAAG